GATAAAAAACCAAATATTGCAATTTCAAAGATAGCTCAAACAAGAATACATTTTGTTAAACAAGCTATAAATGAAAATAAATTTACTAAAGATGAAGCTATTAAATATTTAGATGTGGCAATGTGGTTATGACATACGATAATGGATTAACAAAAGATCAGCAAAAAGAGGTTGATATTAAATATGAAGAATTAATGCAGAAATTGAAATTAATTAATCCAAAAGAATATCAACTTATGCAATATCATTTAAAGTTAATAAATTCAAAGACTTACAATGAAGAAACAGTAGAGATTTTTGATAATCAGTTAAAATTATTATAGGAGTAAATATGAAATATTTAACGAATGAAGATTTTAAATCTGCTTTTATTGGTTTTGTTACTGAACAAGGAAAACCATATAAAGTCGTATACGATAGAAAAAAATGCATTGATATTGTAATGAAAAAGTTACAAATGACTGAAGAAAATGCAATTGAATTTTTTGAAAGAAAAATAGAACAAGATATGGAAAATAGTAAAGCATTGCTTCTTTGCCCATTAAGTTATGAGCAATACGAAGAGATTAATAATTCGTATTTATTTATAAGTAAAGAAACCGTTAATTAAGAGAATATTATGGATATACAACAAATTGAAATAGATAAAATAATACCGTATCATAATAACCCTAGAAAAAACCAAGCAATAGATAAAGTTGCAAGTTCTTTATCAGAATATGGCTTTCAACAACCCATTGTTGTCGATAAAAACATGGTTGTTATTGTTGGTCATACTAGATTACAAGGAGCAAAGAAAATTGGCATGGAAAAAGTACCAGTTTTAATTGCTGATCTTGATGAAGCAAAAGCGAAGGCATATCGCATTGCAGATAATAGATTATCGGAAGATTCTGCATGGGATTATGATTTATTAAAAGGTGAAATTGATATTTTAAAAGAAATAAACTTTGATATTAATGAATTAGGCTTTGAAGAACAAGAACTTGAAACAATTATATTTCAAGAAAATCACGATACGAGAGAATGGCTAGATACAGAAGAACATTGGCAAGATATGCCATCATTTGAACATTCAGATCAATCGCCATTTAGGTCATTAACAATTAATTTTGTAAATAAAGAAGCTGTTGATACATTCTTTCAGTTAATTAAACAAGATTACACTGATAAAACAAAATATGTTTGGTTTCCAAAAATAGAAAAAAATGTAATAAAAGATAAAATATATGAAGGCGAATAAGTTTCCAATTTATATTCCATCAAAAGGCAGAGCAGATAGCAGATTAACTGCAAAAGCTCTAGAGGAAATGAATGTTCAATATACAATCGTAGTTGAAGAACAAGAGTACTCGCAGTATGCGAAGGTTATAGACAAGAAAAAAATACTTGTGTTAGATAAAACCTTTCAAGATAATTACGACACATGCGACGATTTAGGCGATAGTAAATCAAAGGGACCTGGACCTGCTAGAAATTTTATTTGGCAACATTCTATTGATAGAGGTTATAAATGGCATTGGGTCATGGACGATAACATAAAATGTTTTAGAAGATGGCAAAATAATCTAGAAATAAAATGTACAGATGCAACACCTTTTATAGTTATGGAAGATTTTGTTGTAAGATATAAAAATGTTGGCATGGCAGGACCAAATTATACATTTTTTGTTATTGATAAGTGGGCACATCAATATGGACCATTTACTGTAAATACAAGGATTTACTCATGTAATTTAATACGAAATGACTTGCCTTTGCCAGATAGATGGAGAGGTCGTTATAACGAAGATACAGATTTATCTTTAAGAATTTTAAAAAAAGGGTGGTGTACAGTTCAATTTAATGTATTTTTACAAGAGAAAGCCAATACACAAACATTAAAAGGTGGCAATACAGACGAATTTTATGCAAAAGAAGGAACAATTCCCAAATCAAATATGCAAATGAAGTTGCACCCAGATGTAACTAAGTTAGTATGGAGATATGGTAGGCATCATCATTATGTTAATTATAATAAATTTAAAAGAGAAAATAAATTAATCTTCTGTGAAGAATACAAACAAAAAAAAGGTGTTAATGAATACGGATTGAAATTAAAAACCATAAAAGAATAAATTACTTTACTCAAAGGGAAAAAGAGGACTATGGCAAGACCAAAAAAATATAAC